ACCACCTTCTCTACGTGGAAGCCAAAAGTCTTCCAGCATAGACATGTATTTGCGGTCGTCACGGATCTCCCCAGTATTGGCGTCGTAAACTAACTTGTTACGATAACGACCCATTACCTCTCTGAGGTATTGTTCCGCTTTTTGTTTGGGAAGATTTCCTACGTCGATGTAGAAAATTCTACGTTCTGGGGCACGGGAGATTCTGTAGATAACCAGACTGTCCTCAATCATGCGAAGTTGATTGAGAACTTTGATCCCCTTATGCAGATAAGAGAGTACGATATTTCTGTTGGTATCCATGATACCAGACGTGACATACGTGATTGCATCCTTTGCAATCTTGATGCCACTATTTGCGGAAGTGTTGTTTAGACCTTTAGGGTTGTAGATGAAATACTCTTCGGACTTACCGAAGTCATACTTCATAAACTCATCTGCGGTCTTTGGTTTATTGATCTGTCTAACTTTTTTGATCTTATTAGGATCAATGTAGCGAAGTTCCAGAATACCTTTTGCTGGATTATTCAGATCAATGACCTTATGATAATATAATCTACCGTCAATGTACCAACGACGGAACATCTCATGTGACTTACTATCAAATCCAAAAAGGTTTTTGATATGTTCAAATTCCTTTCGGATCATTTCCTTGACACTATCGCTGACTTCTAGATTGTCCAAGTTAATTTGAACTGGACTATCGTTCTGGTCAGCGACGATTGCCTCGTGAACAATATCTTCAATGGCAGAATCCACTTCTGGATGCATTGCCATCTCACGATATTTTTTCACCATATCGTATTCGGTCTTGAAGTTACCGTCTAAGTCAACGTATTGACCATAGTAACCCCCAGCGATAAAACTAGTTGCGCCGTCCTCGTTAGATGGAGCAACAGGAGAAGGTGCTCTGTCCTTCTCCTGCGACTTCTTCTTAAACGAGAAACCAAATAACTCTGCCATAATATTTTATTTCGTGGCTCTCGACCTACTATTTAGTTGCCGTCAAATTGTCTGTTGACGACATTACCTGTACCTACATCACCCTGATAGGTTTCGTGGTACTGATATGCAAACTCAACATCAAACTCCTCATAGGAATCGTTGTTGTCGTATGCAACCGATACTTGGGAAACGCTAACTGGGAATGCTGCGACTAACTTGTACTCGCGGAGAACAGTCAGACCTTCAGCAGCAGCGCCAGGACCACCAAACTTGTCGAGTTGCTTGATCGAAATATCTTGGAAGATGTTTACGATATCGGTAGATGCTACGTTAGCATCAACTCCGTTGGTGAGTTGGATCCACTTTTCATATGCAGAACGCAGTTGGAATGCGTCGTCCATATAGAAGGTTGCGGTCCAGGTTTCGTAAGTTCTGTCACCAGGGACTTTAATTACGCGACCACGGAAAAGAAGTTCAACTGTACCTACGTTAGTTGCAGGCAGTGCTGCAGACTTACACATGTAAGTAACTTCCGAATTGTTCTCAACTCCAGAAATACTTGGAGCTGTTACTCCGCCACCAGTTGGCCAAGCGTGATCTACGGAGAACAGGTTGGGGCGAACCCCACCCCTGATCGCCTTTTGGAAAGTTAGAATACCTAATGGTGTTGCCATTTGCTTTTGCTCCTTTTAATTTATCTGCCAGATGGGACGACCTCTTCAAATGCAACACCAGTTCTGGTGGCAATAAAGGTCAGTGTGATGAAGTTAATAGAGCGAGCAGGCTTGATGTAAATGTCTGCTTTGAACTCGTTAGAATCAATGACTGCAGCGGTATTGTTTGTTTCGTCACAAACTACCAGGAAGTCAGTGATGCCTCTAGCGGCTTGGATGCCACGGAGGTATGGTTCAACAACGTTCTTAAAGTTGTTACGAGTGAACTCGTCATTAACTTCAAACAGAACTCCCTTCGCAGCGTTACCGATTGTCTTCTCTGCGACCAGGAAGAGGCGGCGAACGTTGATGCGATCAAATGCAGATGGTGAAGCGAGAGCAGTTTTGTCACCAAAGAGAACGATGCCCTGACCAGGAAGAGAAGTAATAGGATTAATTCTGTTCTGGTAGAGAGAATCTCTTTCAGCTTTGGTTGGGGAATATGCCAGTTTGATGGCATTTCTGATTCCACCACGGTTCAAACCAGCAGGCGAGAACCATGGGGTTCCGTTTGCAGTGACGGAAGCGCAAAGACCAGCAACGTCACCGTTGCAAGGGATCCAGCGATACTTGTCTGCGAAACGGTCGTAAACATACTTCCAACCATTATCGAGAACAGCGTAGGAGCTGCTTGCTACGGTTTGGAAGAAGTCGATTACGTTTCTTGTCTGATCAGCAGAACTTGTTACTCCAACAACATCGCCTTTGAATGGCGAGAGGAATGCAACACAATCCTTTCTGCCCGATGCGATAGTTGCGAGGCTCTGAGCAATTGCTTGGGAGTTGACTTTGCTGCCAGCATCGCCAGGACCCATGATCAGATAATCGATCTGAACAGTTTCTGTGTCAGTAAACTCTTGATATGCAGTGATGATTTCTGCAGAAGTTGCAGTACCAGTTTCTGCACCTTTCTGGAAGGTGTAAGACAGAGCACCCAGAAGGTCAAACGTTGTGGTGCTATCGCTACCAGCGTTTGCAGTTCCCTGGATGTTGTTGCTAGACACAGCAGCGTTTCCACTTACATCATATGCATCTGCCTCGTGCTTACCCCAGTAAACATAGGAAGATTTTTCCAGAATTGCTTGTGGGTAGTAGTTCTGAGCACCCTCTGCAGTCTTGGCGTCATTTGCCTTAGACAGATAGGTGAGTTTCTCAAGCAGGGAGTTTGGAGTACCAGTGATAGCACCAGTTGCATCCCAAACTACTACGTGGAGTTCATCGTTTGCACCACCACGAGCAGAAACGTGTGGGGAAGTGCCAGGACGAGGTGCAATCTGATTCCACTTAAGACCAGCATAAACGCTTTGCTGATCGTACCAATTAGCAGCAGCAGTTACTTCCAGGTCAGTGACACCATTTTCAATGATATCGGAAGCAACCCAGCTGTTAGAAGTAATCAAACTTACTTTGTTGTTAGCAGCATCCCATGCATAAATGTATCCAGACTTAGCACCGTTAGGGCTGCCTGCTGCGGTCTGAACCAGAGTACCTACTGTAGTTGTAGAGAGTGCTCCGTCCAGGGTCAGCATAACGTCAGCGCCCTTGTCGATAACAGAAACGCGAATTGCGTTGGAGCTAGCGCCTACGGATCTAGCAGCAAAGTGCCATGGGTTTGCCGCTGCGTCGCGGTAGACTGCCTCGTATGCATCCTTGTTTGCAATCTTAAGGCTATATGGGGTTGTAGTAGAATCGTCGGAAGCGGTCAACTGTCCCGATGTCGATGCTCTTACAACGTCGAGTACGCCGCCATATGCAAGATAACTTGCAGCGGTCCACCAATACTCAGCGTTTGCATTTGTTGGTTCGCCAAATACTTCGAGTAATTGAGCTTCCGAGGAAATTCTGACTGGTTCAAGAACAGGACCTTGGGTGAAAGGACCAGCAAATGCACCAACATTTACTTCAACCGACTCAATTGATCCAAGTGTCAGATCCCTCTCTTGGATCGCTACTCCTGGCGAGAGAAGCGTGCTAGCCATGCGTTTACTCCTGAAATAAAGATTTCATTTTTTATCTAAAATTATTTATAAAATGCTGCTGTTTAGCGATACTCCCACATGAAGGCACGATCACCATACTCATCTACATTCCAAGAGGATTCGCTACTGTTCATATCAGCGGACCATATTGTCCCATCATTATCTATAATTCTTTCATCTTCTAGTCCATCCAGGATAAAACCAAATGGTGCCATGTCCTGTTCAATCTGGTTCTTCTGCTCATCGTAGATTCTCTTACGGATATCTTGATCCGTCATCTCCTTGAAGTATTCTTGTTGGACCAACCAGGAGAAGATAACTAGACACATCACTAGGTCATCGTTATAACCCTCGTCTGCTTCAAACGAGTTCTTGTTTTGAATGAACGTGGTAAATTCAGCAACGATGTTGTAGTCTCTAACAAGTAACTTATCCTCTTCGATCAAAGTCTTGAGGTTAGAACATCCTTGTGCCTTGACAGTCTTGGAC